ATATTTTGATGGTGTTTGTCTTGATGAGATGGCTGACATGCCGGAGAGTTTATTTCCAGAGGTGATTAGGCCGGCGTTGAGCGATAGAAAGGGGTGGGCGTTATTCATAGGGACACCACGGGGTCATAATTCTTTTTTCGAGTTGTACAGTGCAGCGGAGAGCCAGGACGATTGGCACACTGCGTTATACAAGGCGAGTGAGACGGGTATACTTGACGAAGAGGAGTTGGACGCGGCGAAGTCGATGATGTCCAATGATCAGTATAGTCAGGAGTACGAGTGCAGCTGGGTAGCGAATGTTCCAGGTGCTGTTTTTGGGGCAGAGTTAGAAGATCTACATGAAGGTGGGCGAATAACTTCTGTACCGTATGATCCGTCTGTGAAGGTGGATACATTTTTTGATCTTGGCGTAGGGGATTCAACATCGATATGGTTTGTCCAACAGGTTGGTCAGGCTGTTCATATGATAGACTTTTATGAAAACCGTGGTGAGGGATTACCGCATTATGTAAAGGTTCTACAAGAAAAAGGCTACGTATATGGGGATCACAATGCCCCACACGATATTGAGGTTCGTGAGTTGAGTACAGGCAGGAGCCGCAGAGAAACGGCGTATGACTTAGGGATAAATTTTAGGGTAGTACCTAAGTTACCATTAGAAGACGGTATACATGCCGCGAAGATGTTATTGCCACGCTGTTGGTTTGATAAGGATTTATGCAAGCCTGGTTTAGAGGCTTTGCGTCATTATCATAGGGCTTATAATGAGAGATTGCGCAGTTTTAGGAACACGCCGGTCCACGACTGGAGTTCACATGCAGCCGATTCCTTTAGATATTGCGCCATAGGATTAAAGAAAAATCGCGGTATGGGTCATAGACCAGCGCAACAAAAAGCAATGAACGACTATAATCCGTTTGCTGCCTAGGAGATGTAGATGAGTTTTTTTGATCGAATAAAAAAAGCGTTTAGCAGAAAAACGGGTGTTTCTACAAAAACCAATAGTGGTAGCAAGATACGTGTAAGCAAGCCTAAAGGTGGTCGCGGGTCTTATCAACTACAGCAGAAGCCTAAGAATAGTGCATTTAGCGATTTAAAAATGGATTTGGGCATCACGCCTAGAAACGATGTGTACTATCGTGATTTGGCTGATCGTAATGCGGCATCACAAAAAGCATTAGCTGATATGAAGGCACGTCGTGCTAAAAAAAATGATCGCAAGAATGCGATAAAAGATACACCGACAACAACCACCGATACAGATGCAACGACAACAACGACAACAACTGATCCTGATATAACAGATGTTGGAACGTCAGCGACAAGTACAGTCACACCCCCACCAGATCCGGGTCCACCCGTTGTACTTACAGATACGTTTGACAGTAGTGGTAATCAGACAAGTGGTATTAATACAGCTGCATCAGGTGTTATTGAGGCAGAACAAATAAGGGCTGCAGCAGATGGTCCATCAGAGGCAGCGGTAGGAGAGACAGCGACTAAGGGGCGTCGAGCTACCATACAAACAACACCACAGGGTTTATTAGGAACGCCAGCCAAAACACGGCGTAGACGCTCATTAATGGGCGGGGGTTTGTTACAGTGATGATGTATAAAAACCAAGCCGGTAAAATGGGTGCTAAGTCGGCACAGCCAGCCAAAAGAAAAATGAATATGAGTGTAGATCCTTTAGAACGTCTGAACCAAAAAATGGCGGGTCGTACTCAAGGTGGATCTGTTGAGGGTCTAGCGCCTGGTCTTAAGAAAAAGAAAAAATCTTTGATTAGCACTATGGGGCAGATGTAATGCAAGAAAATCCAATGGTTGCAGCATTAGACAGAAGACTAGGGACACTGCAGAAACAAAGGTCTAATTGGGAATCCCATTGGCAAGAACTTGCAGACTTTATGCTGCCACGCAAAGCTGACATTGTTAAAAAGCGTCAACAAGGCGATAAAAGAACAGAACGTATATATGATGGTACGGCAATACATGCGGTAGAGCTCTTAGCCTCTAGCTTGCATGGTATGCTCACCAGCCCAAGTACGCCGTGGTTTAGTATGCGGTTTAGAGATCCTGAGTTGCAAAATAATGACGAGGCTAATGAGTGGCTAGAAAAATCTCTGTCACAGATGTACCAGCACTTTAATAGAAGTAATTTTCAGCAAGAAATACATGAATTATATTTTGACCTGGTCGTTTTCGGCACTGCAGCAATTTATGTGGACATTAGCGATCAAACACTAAGATTTAACACGCGTCATATTGCAGAAGTTTGTATTAGCGAAAATTCACAAGGCCAGGTCGATACTGTCTATCGCAAGTTTAAAATGACAGTTCGTGCGATGGAACAGCAGTTTGGTAAAGAAAATCTACCAAAAGATTGTATAAAAGACTTAGAAGAAAACCCATACGCTGAGCATGATCTAGTACATGCTGTTTTTCCGCGTGGTGAAACGAAAGGCAAGGTCGGTAAACTAAAACCGATAGGGTCTATTTATTATCACGCAGATAAAAAACACTTGTTGAGTGAAAGTGGATTTGATGACTTTCCGTTTATGGTGCCGCGCTTTGTAAAAGACAGTGTCAGTACTTATGGTCGATCACCAGCAATGACTGCATTGCCAGATACAAAAATGCTGAACAAAATGTCTGAAACAACAATTCGGGCTGCTCAAAAACAGATCGACCCACCGTTGATGGTGCCAGATGATAGTTTTGTCATGCCAGTACGCACAACGCCTGGCGCATTAAATTTTTACCGATCAGGTACGCGTGATCGATTAGAGCCACTAAATATAGGCGCCAACAATCCACTAGGCTTGGCAATGGAGCAAGAACGGCGCAATGCAATAAACAAGGCGTTCTATGTAGATCAGTTGCTTATGTCGAATGGTCCAACAATGACCGCGACAGAAGTGTTGCAGCGAAACGAAGAAAAAATGCGTTTGTTAGGTCCAGTGTTAGGGCGCCTACAGTCAGAGCTCTTGCAGCCACTGATAGAACGAAGTTTCTCCCTGTTGCTTGGGGCAAAAGTCCTCCCAGAGAGCCCTGAGCAACTCCGTGGGAAAGATATCGATATAGAATACGTAAGTCCTTTGGCAAAGGCTCAAAAACTCACAGACTTGCAGGGCATGTTGCGCGGGTTTGAAGTTATGATGCAAGTAGCAGAAATCGCACCAGTTATGGATTATTTAGACACAGACAAGCTGGTTCAGTATCTAGCTGAAGTCACCGGCATACCAGCGCGCGTCATAAGAAGTAATGAAGAAGTTGCTAAGCTGCGTAGACAACAACAACAACAAGCTGCAGCTGCGCAAGAACAACAAGCTGCTATGATGGAAACAGAAGCAGCCAATAATCTAGCCCCAGTAATAAAAGCGGTTAATCAAAATTAATGAAACATTTAGAAAACCTCAAAGGCAACTATAGGCTGGTTTTTAACACAGATGAAGGTCAGTTAGTTCTTAATGATCTTAAAAAGCGTTTTGCCTATGAGACAACGACATATTCGGACAACCCATATGAAACTGCATTTAATGAAGGTCAGCGCGCAGCAATATTGCTCATCGTCCGAATGCTGACCGAAGAAAAGGAACCACAACAATGACCGACGAGGTAATCCAAGAAACTGGATCTCAGGAAGTCGCTCCAGAGACACCAGTAAGCTTTCACGATACATTACCAGATAATCTACGCACTCTACCCAGTGTGACAAAATTCAAAGACGTGCCTAGCCTAGCGCAGGGCTACGTGAATTTAGAACACCATATGGGAAAAGATAAAATACCAAAACCAACAGATAGCTGGACCGACGAACAATATAATGATTTTTATTCTCAAATCGGTAGACCTTCAGACTCTAATGGGTACACAATTGAGGGCGCGGAAGGGGACGAAGAAACCTGGAATACGTACAAGCAAGCAGCCTTTGACGCCGGTCTTAATGGCAAGCAAGCACAAAAAATGGCTGAGTTTCTAACGCAAACTGCTGAACAGTCTAATATCCAACAAGAAGAAAGTATTGATAGTATTCGTCAGCAAACGCGGGAATTAATAACAAAAGAATTTGGCGCTGCAGCAAAACAAAAAGTTAATATGGCAAACCAAGCCGCTGCTAAATATGGCGTAAAAGATTTATTAGAAGAAATAGAGCTTTCAAATGGTACACTCCTAGGTGACGTACCAGAAATAATTATGATGTTTGCGCAACTTGCAGAAGATATTGGGGAAGATACCCTCGTTGGTGAGGCTAGTGATCTTATTATGACCCCTGATGAAGCAAAACGTAAACGTACAGAATTAATGATGTCTGGGCCTTATCAAGATAAATTTCACCCAGAGCATGATTGGTATGTTCAAGAAGTCCAAAGACACTTTCGATTAGAAAGCGGAAATCTTGAAGCAGCAAGTGGATAACCGTTAGGCCCACCCATCAAACTTGTGTGGCAAGTGGAGTGACTGCCCAAGCAGTAAGCACGGCCCCATTAGGGATAACCAAGCGCAGTAATCTGAAAACTTAATCTGTAGAAAGGACTCTGAAAATGAGTATTATTGATACAGCCTTTGTTAACCAGTTTAGTGCAAACGTCGCAATGCTATCACAGCAAATGCAGACAAAACTGCGAAGCGCAGTTGACGTAGAATCTGTAACTGGCGAAAAGGCTTTCTTTGAGCAAATCGGGCAAGCATCAGCCATAGAACGTACAAGCAGAAATGCCGATACGCCTCTGGTCGCGACACCCC